ATGAAGCAAGCAACCATCAACACATTAAAATCCGTAGGCGGTAAAGCTCTATCCGTCCTTCGTTGGGCGCTTATGAGACGCAAACTCCTTGCCGCACTGGTATCCATCCTCTTTGCAGGATCAGCAGTGGCAACAGGTAACGTATCTGCCGTAATCGACATCGTAGCTCAGTTGGTTTTGGGGATCAGCTAAATATGTGATGACAAAAATATCATCACGTAAAACGAAAGAACCCCTATCCCTTAGACCTGACCAGCTTGAAGCCCTCAAAGGGTTGATGGACACGACGCTTACTTGGTTGCTCATTTACGGCAACAGACGCGGCGGCAAGAGCATTGCAATCCTCTATTACATTTTTATGCGTTGCCTCCTTTATGCGGGTTCAACGCATCTAATCGTCCGTCGAACAAGAACAGCCTGTGAATCCTCGCTTTGGAGGCAGACGCTTAGTTGGATGCTGGATCATATGGCAGACCCCAGCGGTGCGCCATTGAGGGAAAAGGTCAAGCTCAACTCCAGCGACCTAATCGCCTATTTCGACAACGGCTCCTACATCATGTTCGACGGTTTGGATGAGAACCGTTTAGATAAGGTGCTTGGAACTGAATACCAAACAATATGGATGAACGAGGTAAGTGAGTTTGACTGGTCAGACGTTCAACAGTTAGCTGGCTGTCTCAATGGATCGCCTACACACAACGATAATGGTCTGCCTATCGTCCGTAAGATGGTGTTTGACTGCAATCCGCGCTTCGAGAGCGATTGGGATTGTAAGGTATTCCGTGACGGTCAAAACCCAGTCAACAATCAGCCCCTCAACGATGTGCAGAAATATGGCAAGGTCAAGGTCCAGAACGTCGATGAGGAATACCTTGCCATATACGCAAACGCTGATCCACGGACACGCGCTCGCTATCTGGACGGCGATTGGTCAGCCCAAAACGACAATGCGATCTTTGACTTAGATAATTTCGAGCGAAATCGCAGATTCGGCATTTTCGCAAAAGACCTCGAACGGATCGTAATAGGCGTTGACCCTGCCTCTAAATCCAAAAAGGAAAGCGACCTTACAGGCATCATTGTAGCAGGCATGTTGAAGGACGAAGCCTACATATTGGCCGATCTTACAGGGAAATATACTCCCGAACAGGTTGCCCAGAAAGTGACTGAGGCATTTGCTACATATCAAGCTGACAGCATCATCGTTGAGACGAACAACGGCGGTGATTGGATCGAAAATGGCTTGAGGCAATACGCTCCCAATCTGCCCGTCAAACAGGTCAGTGCATCACGAGGCAAGCTGACACGCGCGGAACCAATCGCGCTGATCTACGCCCAAGATAAAGTCCATCACGTAGGCCACAATCTCAGCGAACTTGAAACCCAAATGTATGAGTTTGGGATGGAACGCGGAGCAGCTAAATCACCTGACCGTATGGACGCGCTTGTATGGGCACTTTGGCATCTCTTCGATGTTGACGGCAAAGGTGAAAAGCCAAGCACTCTCGCAATGCGTCGCATCGCCAACTTCTTCTAAAGCGCGGGAAATAAATACCTGAAACAATTATCAGGTATTCGCGCATGAGCAGAGACATTCAATCAGTCAATCCTATATTAGCACAATGGCATATTAGGTGGAAAAAGAACAGGGACTTCCTCGCTGGTAAAGATACCGTCTCACTTGCTGGCAAGACTTATCTTCCTGAGCCTGTCGTTGGAATGTCCAATGATGAATACGAGAGATTTAAGCTACAAGTAGATTTCTACCCGGCTTGTATCTCCGTCATGGAAGGCTGGATGGGCCTTATCTTCCGTAAAGAGCCGCAATTCCAATCACCTGAGAACCTACAGCAAATCCAATATGTGATAACCAAAGATGCTGACAGCTTGGAAGAGTTCTCTCGTCTTTTGGTCCGCGAGACATTCACGACAAATCTCACTGGTCTGCTTGTCGATCATCCAGAAGCACATTCTGGCTTAACGGCTGCGAATGCAATTGAAAAAGGGCAACGCCCATTCCTCTCCCTTTGGAGAGCAGAGAGCATAATGGACTATGAATTTAGCATCGTGAATAACCAACGAGTGATTTCATACGTTCGCCTGTTTGAGAGCGAAAGCAAAATCCTTGAACTGGAATTGAAGGATGGGATTTACCAGATTACTACTCACTACCTTGTCGATGGTCAGGTTGCTGACTTCAAAACAACGATACCAACACGACTTGGCAAGCCACTCAATTTCATCCCATTCAAGCTCGTCAACACGAAGAGCAGCAAGCTACCTACCAGCGCACATTTTGAGCATATGGTGGACTTGAACCACGAGATTTATATGAAGTCCGGCCTTCTCACACAGATTGACCGCTTCTTAGCAAACCCAATCATCTCAGCCTATGGATTTGAAACCGAGAAGGACAAAGACGGCAATCCAATAGTCCGCAAATGGAATTTCGGCCCTGGCGTTGTGTGGGAATCCGCTGGCATACACGCCAAGATCGAAGTGAAGGAATTTACGGGCGAAGGCTCAGGACGCCTCCAAAGCCGCATTGACGAGAAAAAGAGCCAGCTTGCCCGCACTGGTGCGCGCATCTTGCAGGACGACAAAGCAGCACCAGAAGCTGCTGAGACAATTGCAATCCGCCAAACCTCAGACAACAGCATATTGGCTGGCCTTGCCCGCGCCATTTCCCGCCCACTCCAAGACGCATTGCGTTGGATGGCTTGGTGGATGGGTGAAAGCGATGACAGCAAAACTCAGTTCATGCTCAACACGAATTATCTCGACCGCAAGCTGGACAAGGGCGACATCGACGCGCTGCTTGCCCTCTTCAACGCTGACATGATTACCAAGGAGAGCATTTTCCACGAATTGCGCGATGCTGGTGTAATCAGCGAGACAGTCCGCTGGGATGATTATCAGGCTAAAATCGAGCAGCAGATAATTGATCGCCCTGCCACAGCGCCCACTATTAGTGATGGAGGCGCCAGTGCTTGATGAGCGCCAACGAGCAAATCCGTGACGCGGCAATCCGCCACGCGCTTTATCTACAGAGATATTCCACCGGCTTAGCCCAGCAGATAATCGACCTGCTCAATTCCGTTGACGAGGATCTGGTTGGTAAAATCGCCCAGCGCCTCGCTGCAATAGATGAACGGGGCCTCACCCTCTCCAAGCGCACTCAGGAACGCCTTGAAACGCTCTTAGAAGAGGTCCGCGCAATCAACAGCGCAATTTACGGCAAGATAGGCGATGCCCTCTCAGACGAGCTTTCTGGCCTTGCTGGCATCGAAGCTCAGTTTCAGTCCAGCTCGATCGCCAATGCCCTCCCCGCTTCCTTCGCTACCGCTACACCAACCCCAAATCGCCTGAGAGCGATTGTTGAATCCAGCCTTCTCGCTCTCGACGGCAATTCTGGCCTGTTGAGTAGCTGGGTTAAAGGAATGGAGGACGGCAGAGCATCCCGTGTTGAAGCTGCTATCCGCAAAGGACTGGTCCAAGGCCAAGGCACAGATGAGATTGCCCGTGCCATACGAGGCACGAAGGCACAGAACTACCAAGACGGCATCCTGCAAATCAGCCGTAGGTCAGCGCAATCCATCGTCCGCACCTCAGTCACCCATATCAGCAACGTAGCTGCTCAGCAGACATGGGCAGAGAACGAACGCCTCCTGAATGGCTGGCAATTCCTCGCAACGCTCGACAACCGCACCACGATCACTTGTGCTGGCCTATCTGGCAATGTGTATCCCATTGGCGAAGGTCCAATCCCGCCCCTTCACGTAGCTTGCCGTTCAACTACCATTCCAGTCACCAAAAGCTGGGAGGAATTAGGCATAGCGGCAAAGGACATATCACCGTCAGAGCGAGCCTCAATGGATGGCCAAGTTGCTGCTGATGTTACCTTTGACAAATGGCTCAAGAACAAAGGCGATAAGGTCCAACTTGAAATCCTTGGGCCCGCAAGAGCCAAGCTGTTTCGTGAAGGCACTTTGAACTTAGCTGACTTCATCAGAAACGATGGAACTGTCCTCTCATTAGCTCAACTCAAAGAGCGCCATAATCTCCAATGATAAATAGACGGCAAAGCGATGGTGCTTTGCAGATGGACCTTGGTGTCCATTCCGATATTCGATGGAGAAACGGAGACAATGGAATTACAAGAAGCATTAGCAAAAATCAAAGAGCTTGAAGAAAGCAACACCAAACTCGAAGCCGATAAGAAAGCTGCATTAGGTGAGAAGTTCAAAGCCTCACAAGCAGCCAAGGAAGCTCAAGACGCAATCGAAGAAGCAGAGCGTGAAGCAGCTACCAAAGCAGGCGACATCGAGAAAATCAAATCGCAATTAGAAACAAAGCACAAGAAGGAATTAGATTCCCTCCGTGCAGAATTAGACACTGCAAATAGCAGCCTAAAAACCATCCGCGTTGACAACGCAATCGCGCAGGCAATCGCAAAGAGCAACGTCATCACAGATCACGTTGATGCGGTTGAGTCCCTAATTCACCGCAGAGTACAATACGAAAATGGCGAAGCCACCATTGACGGCAAGAGCATAGAGGATTGGTCAAAGGACTACTTCTCTAAGTCAGGAGCCATCTACGTTCGCGCACCTGAAAACAGTGGTGGCAACATAATGGGCAATGACGGGACTAACTCAACTTCATTGGGAGATTGGACAAGAGACAACTTCGCATCGCGTGAAGCTGAATGGCTCTCAATCGATAAGAAAGACCCTCAGTTGGCAAAAGCAATTGCTCAGAAAGTCGGTCGCACTGACTTGATTTAATAGCAAAGCCAAAACCAAAGTAATTCAGAAAACTAAATACGGATGCCGGAACACAACTCCGGCGTCCGACAAGTCGCCGCGCTTAGTCGGAATAAAATCGACTAACGTGGAGACTAATTAGTATGTCAACAACAAGACTAACAGATATTGTTCAGGTTGAATCCTTTGCAAAGATCGTCGAAGGAAGAATCACCGAGAATTCAAAACTACGCCAATCAGGTATCGTTGTCCCTGACCAGCGCATCGTCAACAAAGCCAAGACCGCAGGCTTCAACGGCACCCTTCCATTCTGGAAGCCAATCGCAGGCGGTGAAGCCGTCACAATGAATGACGATCCAACAAGCCTTGGCACACCATCCAAGGTCCAACAGGGCAGCATGGTTGCCCGCATGATCCAACGAGCACTTGCATTCGAGGCAATGGACCTCGCCGATTTCGCCAGCGATTCCGATGCCATTGCATACGCTGCTGGCGAATTTGCTCGCCTTTGGACCGCAGACGAAGAAACCTCAGTCCTCGCCATCCTCGCAGGTATCCTTGCCGACAATGCCGCTAACGATAGCTCCGATATGATCCACAGCGTTTCCATTGGCACAGGCACAATTGGCGCAGCGAACTTGTTGGGTGGCACAGTCCTTTCCAACGCTCGCAAGCAGCTTGGCGACATTGGCAGCGACCTCAAGTTTCTTTTCGCTCACTCAGACGTTGTGAACAACCTCCGCGCTGCTGAACCAAACGCATTCGTCCCTGCTTCAAAGACTGACATCGGCATGGAAACATACCAAAACTATGTCGTCATTGAGACAGACAACGTAGGCAAAGCAGGAACCACTAACTACCCAGTTTATACCACGTATTTCACTGGATCAGGCTTGATTGGTTATGGTGCAGGCGACTTTGGTTCAAATGCTTTGGCGCAAGTTCGTGACGAATTCGCTGGTAGCTTCTCAGGCAAAGAAACTCTCATTTCTCGCAGACGCTATATCTTGCATCCGTTCGGCTTCACCAATGGAGAAGCACCTGAAAATGGTGTTTCACAGACCAACACCGAGCTTTCAACGGCTGATACTTGGGATCGCGTTATCTCACGCAAATCAATCCCATTGGTCGCTGTCAAGACAAACGGCTAATAACCGCCACACAATGAATTAAGCCCGGCGGCAACGTCGGGCTTTTTCATATCCAAGTCACCTCACAGGATAAATAGATAAAAGATAAGTTGAGGCTCTTGTGAATGTCCATAACCATAACTCAAGCAAATGATTTCCATACAGCAAGGGGCAACACTGCTTGGACTGGTGACGATGCTGTCAAGCAAGCCGTAATCAACAAAGCCGAGGACTATATTCTCGCCTATTACGCACCATTCAAGTCAGACGTTCTCACAACGGATGCTCGATACATCGCCGCCTATGCGCTCCTGGCATTGGAGTTTCTGGCCGCTGCTCCTGCACTCAAAACCTCACAGACGATCAAATCCAAAGAGGTCAAAAGCGGCGGGCAATCCATCAAAACCGAATATCAGGACGCGGACATTGACCCAAGCGATGACCCATATCCCCTCATAACAGCAATGCTTGCCCCGCTCAGGGCGAACAGCGGCGGCAACAGGATCACATTCTCCACAGGGGTTATCATATGACCTTAGTGGATGAGTTCATTGCTGCGCGAGAGGAGGTATTCGCCACGTTCGGTGTTTCAGCCGTCCTAACCCGCGTGACCAAAGGCACCGTCGATCCTCGCACTGGCCGCCCATCAGGCAGCAGCAGCACACCACTCAACGTGGAAGTGGTTGAGGACGAGCGAAAGCAGATTGTTGAGAACGGCGCTGAGCAAATCATCAACATCGTGAAATGCCGCGATGAGCTTCAACAAGGCGACAAGATCACAATTGGGGGCCGCGCATTAGTAGTGAAGCAGGCAAGCCCTGTCGTGTTCAAAGGCACAATCATCCAGTGGGAAGCGGATGTGGAGGGATAAGGAATGAATTTCGATTTCAGCGACATCATAAACCATATAGATGAGGACATAAAAATCACTGAGCAGCAATCAGTGGATATGGTCGCAAAGACGACATTGGATGCAACAGCAGCACTCAAACTAAGAACAGCAGTTGATACGGGCGAAGCTCGCGGAGGTTGGGAACCGACTGTCCCAACCAAATTCGGTGAAGCTGGCTATGTTGAGAACAATGTCAGTCACATTGTCGATTTGAACAACGGCCGCTCGAAGAAATCGCCAGAGAATTTCGTAGAAACTACGGTCCAGCAATTCAACCAAGGAGCCGCCTAACGAATGATTTTTGACGATGTTTTGGCAATGAGAGGACGCCTATTAGACACACTCGCAGTTACCTACCCCGACATGCTGATTATCTTTGACAACCAAGAGGCTGTCACTCCGCCCGTTGATGCAGTGTGGTGCCGCTTCTCCGTGAAGCCCAACACTCAGCAAATCGCGTCAATCGGCCAAACCAAGAAATACAACCAAACAGGTATCGCTACCCTGCAAATCATCGTCCCTGAGCAGATGGGCGATGCAATTGGCTATGATGTGTTGGACGCTTGGAACGCATCAATCCGCGACTGGCGCTCAGACGATAGCTCCCTCTACGTCTATCAAACATCAACTCAACCAATCAACCCGACAAGCGATGATCCCGCATACAAGATAAATCACTTGTCTTTCTATCGATCAGTTAGAGCATAACTAAGCCAGAATCCAAGCACTCCTTATCAATAAATATCACGAGGCCAAAAGGCCGTTTGATATTCGATTTAAGGAGGCTAACAAATGGCCATTATTAACCCACTTGACGTTACGCTATCATTGATTCCAGAAGTTACCTTTGGTGTAACTCCTACCACTGGCGCAACTCGCTACGATATTCCTAAGAAGGCAAGCCAAGCACTTCCTGTCCACAAGACAAATGATGTCGCCTCAGATACCATCCGTCCAAATCGCACCAGCAACGGCTCGCGTCGCGGACCTGCGGAAGGCACTGGATCACTCGACCTTCGCTTCCAAAAAGCAAGCGTCATTGATGCACTGATCGCAAACGCTATTAGCGGAGCATGGACGGACGTTGGCGGTGTCCAGACAATCAAAGCTGGTAAGACAGATTCCAGCTTCTCGTTGATCGCCAAGCTCAATTCCACGATGTATCAGATCAACGCTGGCTGCATTGTGTCCAGCTTCAAGGTCGATGCGAAGGCCGCTGGAACTGTAGATTCCACCTTCGATTTCCTCTTCACTGGCCGCACTCCAAGCGCGACTGACAACGCATTGACGGTCACAGCCGTAGACTCCGTAACCGAGTTTATGGGTTCAGATGTGACCAACATCACAGTTGCTGGCCAGACACTTGTGTTCAGCGAAATCTCTTTTGAATTCACTCAGGATCGCAAGACCGTTCCGCAACTCGGCACAAACACACCTTACGCTATCTCAACTACTGGTAGCCACCAAGTTAAGATCACCGTCAAGGCATTGCGCGAGAGCTTCACAATCGACACTGCGATTGATGGAACCGCCCAAGCAGTCGTGTTTGAAATTGGTAGCACAGGTGATGGCTATCGCTTCACATTGCCAGCAGCATATGGTTCAGTTCCTTACGATGAAACAGGCGATTCAATGATGGTCGTTATGGAATTCATGGCCGGTTGGGACGACACAGAAGCAACTGACTTGAAAATCGAACAACTATAATCTGTATCGGCTTTTTCCTCTTTTTCCGATACAAGGCGGGGTGTTGAAATACACATCCCGCCATCTCCTTTATAAATAAGCTAAAGAGCTTAAAAGGAGAGCGATAAAAGATGACTACATTCAATTTGCCTAACAGATATGACGAAAAGAAAGCGGTTAAAGGCGTTGATTTCCCAATCTACGACGACGAAACATATCTTGGCACATATACTTTAGGTCTTTTCAACACCACAGCACCACACGTTCGCGTTGCGATGGACCGCTACAATCGCATCCATAAGAACGAGCGTTCGAAACCACGTGAAAATATGATCCGTGCATTCGTGGAGATTGCCCTTCTTGGATGGAAGGAAGTGCCTTTTGGACCAAAGGATGGCGACTTACCATTCAGCAAAGACACGGCTGTTAAGTTGCTTTTGACGGATCATCAAACCACCAACTTCTTAGTTGATGCTTTGTTTGATTTCTCAGGTGACGTTCGCAACTTCCGCAACGATCCAGAAGCGACACAGGAAGAAGAAGCAAAAAACTAATCGAGTTCATGGAATGGCGCGATAAAGGCGGCGCAGATTTAGTAGAGATGTATGAAGCGAATCCAGATAACGAGTTAGTTGCTCGTAAAATGGAAGAGGCACCTAAGCTAACTAATCTGCTTTATTGGGACGCATTCCATGAACTAAGCTCAGAACGACAAATCGGCATGAGCCTTGGCCCAATTCCATTTTCATCCATTGTGAATTGGGCCAACTACATGGGTTTCACACCAAGCGAAACTCGCGCGTTGGTCTATGTCATCAGGCAAATGGATGGATACTTTCTAAGCAGCATAGAAGAGAGACGTAAACGCGAAGCATCACGCTCAGCTACCTAAAAATAAATAGAGGGGTAGCAGGCGAGATAAAACAATATGGTTGATACAGCAAGAAGTATTAAAGTCACAATTGACCCAAAAGGCGCAGAGGATGGCGTTAAGCGCCTACGAACCTCCCTCACGAACCTCAGTCAAATTGGCAAACTCACGGCTGCTAACAACAATGATATGTCCGCATCAATCGGACGCATTGGAACTGTCAGTGCCTCTTCATCAACCAACATAAAAAAACTCGGCCAAGAGGTAGGACTAACAAACAAACGATTCTCCAGCCTGTCCAATGGCGTCAAAGGCGCAGTTACCCAGCTAACATCATTCCGTGGAATTATGGCCACGCTTGGCATCGGATATGTTGCCAAGCAGCTAATGGATTTGTCCGATGGTTATAGCAGCATTCAGGCCAAACTCACTTTAGCGACTGCTCGCACTGGTTCGTTCGGACAGGCAAACAAAGACGTAATCTCTATTGCCAACAAGACCCGTTCTGACCTTGGAGCGGTCACTGATCTTTATGGCACATTAGCCCGCAACGCAGACCAGCTTCACCTATCCCAACTCCAAGTCGCCAGAGCGACCACGACGGTTGGCATGGCGCTCAAAATCGGCGGGCAAGGCGCAGCACAGAACGAAGCCGCTATCCTCCAATTATCTCAGGCTCTCGGTGCTGGCAAATTGGCTGGCGATGAGTTTGCGAGCTTGGCTGAGAACGCGCCTCGCTTGATGTCCTTGTTTGCTGAGTCTTTGGGCGTCCCCCGCGGTGCCCTCAAGCAGATGGCAGCGGACGGAAAGCTCACGGGCGATGTGCTAACCAAGGCACTCACCGACCCTAAGATGGTCGCCAACATCGAGAAGGAATTTGGGAAGATCCCTGTCACGTTCGCTGACATCGGCGTGGCGGCATCCAACACGGCTGTCTTGATTACAGGGGCGTTCGCAAAAGGATTTGGGATCAATGACACGCTGGCTGTTATCATCGCCAAGGTCCAGCAATGGGCAACAGACCTGGCTCCGCGTTTTGAGCAGATCGGCAAGATAGCAAGAGGGGCATTCGATACCCTCTCCCCGATCTTCACGAACTTGATGGCCGTAGGCGGCAAAGCTCTCGATTTCCTGTCCAACAACATCGACACGCTTTCCAAGCTGGCGATGGTAGCAGCTACCTCCTTCATCGCGTTCAAGGCCGCCGCTGGCTTGAGCTGGATGACAAACTCCCTTAGCCAACTGATCGCATTCCAGAAGGCTCTTGGAGCAACAGGCACATTCTCAGCCCTGTTTGGCGAAGGGATGAAGTTCGCCCAATCTGGCGTTCGTGGTTTGACGGCCGCGATTGCTGCTAATCCAATCGGTGCAATTGCCGTCGCCCTCACAACCACAATCGCCCTGCTCTACCAGTTCCGCGATTCCATCCAGCTTGGCGGTGGGTCCATTGCTTCATTAGGCGACCTTGGCCGTGCAACGTGGGAATCCATCAGCGGCGGATTGCGATCATTTGTCGATTGGGCGTCAGAGGCGTGGGCTAAAGTCAGCGGTTGGTTCTCTGAGATGTTCAGCGGAATCAGCGATTGGGCATCAAGCACCTTTGGCGACTTAGATTTTTCCCTTCTCGGCTTTATGCGTGGCGCGGCACGAACAGTAGATTTCGTGATCGGCGCTTTCTACGGCTCATACAAAGCTATCGTTGCATACTACTCTGGGCTACCAACTGCCATATCCACTATCTTTGTAAATGCGTTCAATCGCGCAACTGAGATAGTCGAAGGATTTATCAACACCGCTATCTCAGGCATCAACAAGGTCATTGGCTTTGCGAACGAATTAGGCGCCAACTTCTCCATGTTAGGTAATGTGGACCTTGGCAGGATGAAAGGTGGCGGTGCTGTTACCCTTGGCAAAGAAGTAGGCGACGCATTCAAATCAGGTTTCTCTCACTCAGTTGAAGGCGCTCTCAATGGCTTGGTCAAGAGAGCAGACCAGATTGCTAAGGACCGCAAGGCGAAAGAGAAGCAGAGTGGCGCTGTTGATCCTAACAAATCTGCATCTTCTTCAACTGCTTCCACTGGCACGGATAAGAAGGACAAAAAGGACAAGAAAGGCAACCAGCAGGAGGACTTTTGGAAGGGATTGGAACGCGAGCTTGAGCTTTCTAAGCTAACCACTCTTGAAGTTGAAAAACGTGGCAAGGAATTAGATTACGAGAAGATCGTAGGCCGTGACATAAACACGGCTGAAAAGGAACGCCTATCCAATCTACTTGAGCAGACTAAGACATACAAATTCCTACAAGCTGCAAACGACAATCACCGCAAGGCGATGATCGACTTAGACAAGGAAGAAGCCCTTTTCAAAGCCAAGATGAATGGCGCAACGGAAGAGCAGTTAGCGATCCAAAAAGCCGTATCGGAAACTGTCGCCAATGCACAGAAGGATGGAGTTAAGCTAAGTCAGGATCAGTTGGACGTATTGACCGCTCAGATTACGGCGGAAGAGAAAAAGCGACAAGCAATTGATAAAACAAACAAGGCGCTCGAACGTGGTGTTGATCTTGTCAATGAAGGATTGAAAACCGAAGTCGATAAGAGAACACAGGAATATGATAGAACTGCAATCCGTTCTTCAGTTGGTTCATACTCAGAGAAATTAGGCCGTGTCATCACACAAGATGATGTGGATAAAGCCATTGAGGCTTATAATCGCGGCATCGTTGATACAGCTAATACCTTCCGCGATGAATTAGGTCAGCGCATTGATGAACTTGGCGACCAGATAGGCGGCAAATGGGGTTCAGCCATCTCCAAGATCGGCCAGATGCTCCAAAATATGGTGCAGGCTTCGCAGGGAAATTACGGCGGATTTGGTGCATTAGGTTCAATTGCGAATGTCCTCTCCTTCTCCACTGACGGCGGTAAGACATTCAACGGTTTGTTCGGTCAGAAATTCGCCACCACATTGAGCGGCGGCATCAAAGACGGAATGACCGGCGTTACCGACAATCTCTTTAGCTTGAACAAATCAACCACCTCTGGATTTGGTAGCCTCAAGACTGCTTTTGGTAAGGGCGGCGATCTCGTCAAAGGACTTGGCAACGTGATGGGCACGGCGATGGCTGGCGCTCAAGTAGGCAGCACTGTTGCTGGCCTTGGCAAAGCCCTTGGCCTCAAGATGAGCAGCACAGGCGCGCAGATCGGCGGCGCAATCGGCAGCTTCATCCCAATCCCAGGTGGATCAATCATAGGCAGCATCATAGGCGGTGTTTTTGGTGGCCTCTTTAAGAAAGCGAAATGGGGCACTTCCACAATCACGACTGGTAGCGACGGCTCACTACAAGTGGGCGGCACACGCGGCAACAAAGCAGCATACAAGGCTAATTCAAGCTCAGCGGCGGGTTCTGTCATCAGCAGCTTGAATGACCTTGCTTCGACCCTTGGCGGCGACATCACAGGCTCACCAAACATCTCAATCGGCCAATACAAAGGCAAATGGCGCGTTTCAGAGACAGGCTATCAAGGGAAGCTGAACTTCAGCGGTCAGTCAGCGATTGGGCTTACGGACTTTGGTAAGGACGGTGCAGAGGAAGCAATCTCGTTCGCCATCACGGCAGCAATCAAGCAAGGCGTGATGACTGGCATCAGCAGCTTCTCGCAACGTGTCCTCCAAAATATGGACCTGTCAGAAGCTACCCAGCTTGCTCAGTCCTACGAAAGCATCTTGTCCAGCTTGAAGGCATACAAGAATCCTGTCGCTGGCGCAGTTGATGAAGTGGTCAAATCCATCGACACATTAGCCAAGCAGATGAAGAAATCTGGCGCTACCAGTGATGAGTTGGCCAAGGTAGAGGAATACCGAAACATCAAGCTACAGGAGACTTTGAAGTCTCAGCTATCAGGTTTCAATGATCTTATGAAGCAGCTTAATGGTGATGGTGCTGGCGTTAGCAAGCTCACATTGCTCAATGAGGACTTGAATAAACTCAACAGCTATAGAAGCATTTTGGCAAGTGGCGGCACTGTCAATCAAAGTGATTTCACGGCACTTGGGCAGGAGATTATGGGTTATGCAAGTGACCTCTACGGCTCACAGACTGACAGGTTCCAAAACATAAGAACGGATTTGGTTACACTCACTCAGCAAGCACTCAACAATGCGACCACTGAGTTTAACAACGCTGCGGCTACTGATGACACCTACACAGCCATCACAGACCAAACCAGTCAAGTAACCGCTTCTATAGCAGTTACCAATGACACATTGGCTCAGATTCTATCAGCCATCAAATCAGGTGCGACATTGAAAGCGGCGACACAACAAGCAGTGAATGGCCGCTTAGTGAACTACAAGTGAGATAAATAGGGTATGCCAATAAGTGATAATGAAAGAGCCATTTTTGTAAAGCAAGACTACCGCTATGCCACGGCCATTGATTCCGCCGTTAAGGCCAAGAACCAGATGGCTCGCGAGATAGCGATTGATACCAATTTGTCTGAGTCAGATGCGATTACACGGGCGAATAACGAGTTAGCTTTTAATGAAAATCCTCGATATTTTGAGTTGGAGATAGAGGGCATCATAACTCTCAATGATTTCGTTGAAGGTCCATTATCGTATCTGCTCGATTTTCCTGAATATAAAACCGAAAATAGGCAAGCTACGGTCGTTTCATTCTCGGCTGATTACAACACAAACACCACTGTCATAGGAGTGCGATGATGAGATGAGCACATTATTTTTACCGCCAATTCCTTTCACAGTTCTATCTCAATCAGGCGGCGTTACTCCTACCTCTAATCTGTTGAACGACGAAAAGGGATTGGTTTGGAGAACCGCGAACCTCACTGGCAATTATATCACCGTCCAGCTTGACGGCAGCGTCATTGATACGGTCGCAATCGTCGGTTCAAATCTCGTAGTAGGCAACACGGTTAGAATCCGCCTTGGCAGCACTCAAGCAGCCGTAGAAGGATCATCAGCGGCAATAGACGTAGTGATTGGGCTGGCTGCGGGCACGGCAGACACAAGCGAAGCCCTCTTGTTCCATAAACTCTCCACGCCAGCAGCGCACGGCTTCTTGAGGGTGGATTTCACGGCAGCGAGCAACCCAGACACGTTCCTTGAATTCTCCCGCCTCGTGGTCGGCAAATCCGTCATCTGCGATGGCGTCTCAGCAGGCGTTGAATTTGGCTACGACAATCAAACTGTGAGCAGCTTAGATCGTGAAGTCACCAAACCAATGTGGAAATTCACCGTTAGCGGTTTCACGGAAGCAACCTACTGGTCATTATGGCATCCATTGATGAAGGTGCTTGGCGATAAACGCGGCTTCCTTTTCATCCCTGACCTACAAAGCGATTACGTCCAACAGCAGGCGTTGTTCTGCTACGTCAACAGCACTTCAAAAGGCAGCGCGACTAACTCAGATTACTACATGCTCGACATTCAGGTACAATCCCTACTCTGACAATCACCTCCAATAAATAGAGAAAAAGGTAAGGGAGATGCGATTGGTCAATGAAGAATCTTTATGCAGAGATAAGTCCGATCAAGCCAGATGGATCAATTGAAACAATCCGACTGTGTTCAAAAAAAGCAGGATCAAACACAACCATCAATGGCGGCTATCAATGGCTACCATTTCTAACTGAATACCCACAAACAAGCACTCAATTAGTCAGCAACGGTCAGCTCGATACCGTTCAAAACAGCTATGGGCAAATCAGCTTCAATATGTCGGATTTGTTCGATAACGAAGTCTGGTCCACCTATGATTTCTCAGGTGTAAATGCCAGCCTTTGGTGGGGTGAAGCAGGAGACGACTTCTCCAATTACGAGCAGATTTTTGAAGGGGCTGTGTCTGCACTATCCCGCGAAAGGCACAAGGCCACGTTGACGCTCTTGGGCACGGAAGCCGTTTTAGACGTCAACCTGCTCAGCGACGAATATCTGGGCACTGGCGGTAGCGAAGGAGATGCAGCACTAAAGGGCACTCTCAAGCCGTGGTGCAGCGGCAATTGCCTCAACATCGATCCCGTTTTGATCGACTCCGTATATTGGGTTTATCAGGTTCACGGCTACGGTGCTGTTCAGAGCATCGCTGAGGTCTACGAATATGCTCAGTCCCTTGGCGCCCCAGCAATTACAGTCAGCACATATGCGGCGTTGATCGCCCTTGCCTTAGAGCCAGGTCAATGGGCTGCGGCTCCTGCGGTTGGTATGTTTCGCCTTGGTGGACAGCCAAGCCAGAAAATATCCTGCGACGTTGAAGGGGCAAAGGACGGTAGCTCTTACCCCTCGTCCGTTTCAGGCATCATCCAGCACATAATCAAGACCGCTAATCCATCAGCCTCGTTTGGCGATTTGTCAGCCTTCAACGCGGTTGATTGGTGCTTCTATTCCACCAGCCAAGCCAGTGCCGGCGAAATTGCCCGACAAGCAGCCTTAGAAGCAGGAGGATACCTTTTTCCCAATGGACTTGGGATCTGGCAGCTTGGGGATTTCTTCGCCCCTAAAACGCCCACGAGATTGAGCAGCGAACGCGATGCCCTCCCGCTTGTAGTCCTTCACAGCATAACGGAATCCGCAACTGGTGGATCAGTTTACAAGGTCAAAGTCGGCCATTCCCGTTGCTGGTCTACTCATAGCGACAGCGAGATAAGTCCAGCAGTTGCGGATTTGGCGTCTCAGCAATCTGCCTTTGAATCCCAATTGACTGAGGCGCAGGAAGAGCTTGAACAAGCCATTGATGATTTAAGCATTGCCTCTGATCGCTTGGACGCAATGAGCGCAGATAACAAATTAGATCGCTCAGAAAAGAAATACTGGATTGATGAGTATGCCCGCTTGTTTGCCGAGAAAACTCCGCTCGAAAACGAGGCAGACTTATACAGCATCACGACCGAAAAGACCGATTACGTTAATGCCTTCGCGGCACTGGATACCTACTTAGCTGGATTAACGCCTGCGTGGAATGACACGACACAAGACACAGCCATCACTCGTAGTGGCTTCCGTGGGGCTTGGATTACCGTCTACAATACCATCGTCGCCTTGCGTAAAGCGATCAGCGCCAATGCCGCGACTACGGCCAATTGGTCAGGTGTGTCAGGTGCAGGCAAACCACAGGACAATGCGACTGTAGGTGCGCCAGTAGGAACCTATGTGGGCGCTCGCCCAGTCGCGGACGTTCTAAACGATTTGGAATTCAACGCAGACACCGTGCTTGAGCAGACATTCCGCGTGGATGACATTGAGACGGTCTTTGACGAGCGCACATTCGTTGAAGGACAGCCTGTAGGAACGGTCCTCATTGAAGAGAGAGAACAGCGCGAAACAGACATATCCGCCATTAACACGACCTTGAATCTCATCGGCGCGAAAAGCCCTGATGGCACGGCATTTATTCTGGATGCTGCAACGGTTCAGACTGGCCCAGGACTAACTCTGTCAGCCACCCTGAGCGAGTTGAGCAGCAAGACAAACGATCACGAAGCATCAATTATCAACCTAAATGAAGTTCTAATTGACAGTGATGGTGTAACCGCAAAAGCAATCCAACAAATCAACGTCGATGGGCATATCACTGGCATTGTGAACACCAATGACGGGTCAGTTGGCGATTATACGATTGTTGCAGACGTATTTAGGATCATAGATCCTAATGGCGGCTCTCCATTCTCTCCATTCACGTATAGTGATGGCGTTTTGAGAATGACGAACGTGGAAGTGGATACGATTAAGATCAACAGCGTTGCTACCAATAATCTCCAAACCAACTCCGTTACGAAAAAGCTGTTCTGGCAAGACAGTTGGAGCGGGATTGGTTCAGGCTCGCTTGGTGCTGCATCCGATGATGTTTGGTATGATTTTGGGGAAACTGGCGACAAAGCACATATCAGTTTCACAAATTCAGCCAGTGGCGGCGAAGTCAGTGTTAAGATGTTCATCAACCTACAGAGAACTGGCGGTGATAATGACCGAGTTTGGTTCCGTATTATGCGTTCGATCAATAGCGGCACTTATGTTCAAGTAGGCGATATAGCAAAAGCGGGTATGTCAAACTACCCTGTCATCATCCACTATGAGTGGGTGGATACAGACCTATCTGCGGGAAATTACGACTATAAGTTGCAGTTCTACCGAGATGAAGGGGGAGGCACCTATTACAGTGCCAAGTTAATTGCTGACTTGGGCAGGAGATGACAAAAAGGCATACGGATTTCATACCAAATAAATAAGGTATGACCAGAACACTTGAACAAATCGACACTGATTTAGCAGACCTTGAAGCCACATACGCTGCTGACACAACACCAACCCGCGCTGAGTTGGCCAACAAAACCTCAGAAGTCCTCGACAATTGGCAAGCCCGTGAAGAGCAGTTCCGCGCTTGGATGACAGGGACGATCACAGGCGGGCCAAACAATGACGGCTATTACCCGCTCTCAGACTCGACGGGCTACACCCAGCTTGCGGCATGTCCTGCCAAGCTCAAGGACATTTCCCAAGTCACCCTCCAGCACATAACCCCAACAACCACCAGCCAGTTTGTGGACGCAACAGACGGTGGCGCAGCGCGCATCCTGCTCAACACCGCGACGCTGACACTGACCGTTGGCGCAACTACGGTTGATACAGCGCACGAACTGAGATTGCGCCTCTACCTCGTTCAGGACGCGACTGGAGGCCGCAACATCGCTTGGCCTTCCAACATCATGTGGAGCCAGCAGCGCCCACCAATCCTGTCCGTCACGCCGACCTACACAGACATAATCGACCTATCCAGCATCGACGGCGGGATCACTTGGTTTGGGATTTTTGCAGGAGTTGCATTCACAGGATGAGCAATGGATTTTCCAACGACATAGTTAGCATGATTATCGGCCTGCATGACTTTGTGGAACGATATGTAGGTGATGCAGACATAGGCGAGGACACAAACTACCTCGTCAACAATGATGGCGTCGTGAACAACTCACTCCACTATGAAAGCGGTCGCGGAAGCTATCTTCCAACAAACGCAGCAACCAGTGAATCTCAGGTTCTTTTGGCTTTGGGATATATCCGCGCTTATGAAGCCACTGGCATTCCTGAATTAAAAGAACGAGCAATCAAATACACTGATGCCTATATCAGCCACTATTTTCCTGCCTACAAACTCCCTGCAACAGTAGGTGAATGGAGGCACCATTGGGTTATCAACGGTAAGTATCCCTTTAAAGTCTTATCTCCTGTCAACTCAAGAGACTATCAGCAATCGGGTTCATTTGACCTAATCGTTAACTTCACAGATGGTGTTGGGTATGTACCGCACAATGCTCCAACATATGGCGAGGACACGGCTCGCGTCTATTTCGCATATGGCCCTATCTCCACCGCTAAACTCGTCTGGAACAACGTCTTTGCAGACGTTCAGGCTGGTACTGGCACGAAATACGCCGTCGATTGGTTCATTGATGATCGTAAAATGAAGATGGATGCGAATGGCGTTGAGCTTGGCCTTGAACCAACTGAGACAGTCGGCAAAATCCAGTTAACAACACCATACACTGGATCATTGAAAATCGCTCACGCAACAAGGCGTGGATCAACAATTCCAAGGAACATGGGTTTTGACGCTTGGCCTATGTGGCGCAAGCTGAATGTCGGCGAGTCAGCAAGTGCGATGGACGTTGAGCTTTGGCACATTGAGTTGTTCAAGGCGATGTATGACAACACTCATAACCCTGTCTATCTCCGCGCTTTCAATTCCGCCACATATTCAATCCTCGCAGCAACAGCACTTGAGCCAGAGGATTACTATTTCAAGAGAAACCTGATTTCGTCCAAGTTGTTCAATCACGGCATTAGCTATTTCGCAATGAGCAATACGTCGATGTCATACCTCTATTACGTCGATCAAACTGGCCTGAATACGATTACGAAAGACAGTGAGCCAAGCGGAACAATGGCGGAACTGGAAATCGGTCAAACTGGCGTGTTCAACAGGGTATCGCCTGAGACTGCATTGAACTGCGAAATGATAGTCAACAGCCCTACAGGCTTCTGCGAAATATCCATCACTACGAGTGACGAGTTAGGTTCTGGCACAGAGACGTTCAGAAAAACGCTACTCACGAATGATTCAATGAATGTAATCTACAAACGCGAGTTCAAGCTGAAATCATTTTATCGCGCTCAGCGTTCGGACGGATCGAAGTTCTTTACCATCAACCAAGCTGCATTGATTACTGAATCTGCAACAACAACCAGTAAAATCGATTATGTATTCAATATCGTGGACGGATACACTACGTTCGATTTGCCTCTTGATACTTCATTTTGCGTTGTGGGCTTCTGGACAGTTACGGCTGGCGCAATTGGTATGGATACCCTCTCTTACAGGCTCAACTCTGGACGAGCTGCCGTAACGATCGAGGATGATGATGGATGGATTTGGGGCAAGGAACTGGACATAGGAACGGCTGAATGGAGACAATACACCTTCGATGGTGCTGATTTTACGCTCTGGCCCTATCAGAACGAGACAGGCACTCCTCCAAGCTCGTTTCCTTCTGGCTTGAGTTTCAACAATTTCAGCGTCGTGCCTGTGCCAGATGTTGGCGGTGCGAACATCGATCTATACTGCTACGGCGAGTTGCCAACAGCTTTCGACCTTTCAGCGGCGATGCTCACAGAGGTCAAGATCAAGGTCAAAAGCGCCGATGAGATGTTTGTCAAAGTCGGTGATGTGCAGGCCATCAACTGCCTACCTATTAGCTACAAATATAGTCCGGGCGTTGTGCCTTTCACCACAGACAGAAGTGCCAAGGACGGCACGAAATTCTGGCGAGGTACACCATATGTTGCATACCAAACGCCCTCAGTTTGGGCGCTGATCGGGCGCACGAGCTACGCAACACAGGTGTTGGAGTTCTACAAGGACAGCCAGGACGATTATCACAGCAAGACAGGCCTACGTGGACCGTTCACACAGGTCTATATCTGGCCGAAGTGGGATAATGTGGGTTACGGCACCGCAGAGGGCTTCTCAGCTAACGGACCAGATCCAAATACCTTCTGGGGCGGCTTTCAGGCTCGCTCATTCAATGGCGCTGCCACCTTGCTATTCCAGATGGCGAAAGACGGCCATACAATCCCAACGGAATTGTATGAGGTGGCTGACGACTATGCGGCGTTCTTAGTCGATTTCCTGACTGATAACGACAACATGCCGCCGACCTTTTTCCCGCAAGACGGCTCAGCCCTCCCCAGCACATCATATGACGAACCACACATTGCAGCACTGCACATCAACGCATTGACTGCCTTGCTACGAGCAGGACATTCCACTGCTGACATAGTGGAAGCCAGAAACAGAAGCATCGATTACCTCAATAGCTTCTTCGTCCAGAGCGGCGATATGGCGGGTAGCTTCTCCCCATATCCAGAAGGCCGTTTATTCTACGGGTTCTGGGTTGGCGAGATTATGCGGGCAATGTCTGAATCTGTCCTGCTTGAAGACCAGCTATTGAGAGAAGCCCAATCAGCAGAGCAATCAATCATCGAAATTGAGTTTGGAGAGGGAGAAACTATCTCGTTAGAGACGGGAGAAGTGCTGGCTTACAATACAGTTGTTATCATGCCGATCACTGAAATGGAGTTTGCAGGCGGGACAACCATCACAACAGAAACGGGCGACACCTTCGCGTTAGAATAAATAACAATAAAAACGGGAGGCGCGATGGCAACCAAAAAGATAAGTGAACTTGATACTGTTCCAAGTGTAGACGGCACTGAGACATTCCCTGTCCTGAAATCCGGCTACAATTACAAAATGACTGTTAGCCAGATTGTTGCGTGGATCAGCAATGCAACTACATCAGTCGCTGGCTTCATGTCTGCCTCAGATAAGACCAAACTGGATTCCGTAGCGACTGGTGCAACAGCGAACGCAACCGACGCTGACTTACGAGCAAGAGCGACCCACACAGGCACTCAGCCCGCTAACACGATCACCGGCCTTGCTGCCGTCGCCACCTCAAACGATTATAACGACCTCTATAATCTGCCTGTCTTTGACACTGATTATCAGCACCTCCCATTGGCAGCAGGCCAAAGCGCCACAGGCACAACCGCTGGAACAGCGGCCACGATCAGCAAGGCAGTGTTTCAGGTCACAGTCGCAGACGCCTCAAACACTGGCGTCAAAATCCCAAGCGCAATGACGTTCGGCACCACGTTCACGCTCATCAATTCAACGACTACTGGCTTGAACTTCTACCCACCAACAGGCGGACAAATCAACTATGCTGGCGTGAACACACCACTGAGCGTCAGCAGCTACAATACTGTAAGGGTGATTTGCATCGACGCAACGAACGGCATCTACCAACAACTATAATGCAACCAATTCTGATAATCAGTCAGTTCAACGACGAAGCCTCTCACTTCTGGCAAGCACCTATCTACACGGACGACGAACGAATCCGCCATGCCCATGAACTACTAAGCGATCTGACTTGGTATGAAGGATCGAGCTTTTCCTTCTCGACACTGGAATACACTCGCGCCCCAAATCCGACGATAGAGACAACCGCACTGACAATCGAATGGCCGCTTGAACAGAAAGAGGCAATCAACTCCGCCCTAAACAATATGGAATACTCTTACTACATCGTCCCAACAAAAACAGACACAGACAGAGCAGTGTGGATATTCCCACTGGTAAGACCAACCAATCAACTAATCGCGATCAGAGCAGCACAGATGGTCGCAGCATACACAGATGAACCAAACATCACGCCAGACAGCTATAAGCCGACACACAGATTTGAATTTAGACCAAACAGTAAGATCGACTTCATCGACCATGACCGACTTATGGACGCAGAACGAATGACAAAAGAAGGGAAAGGTATCCAGTGCGGAATTAAGCATCTATTAGGCAATAGCGGCCAGAAAGACAGATCGACAGCAAGTAAATGAACAGCTAAAAGCCAACTTGCATCTGAATAAAGGGAGATTGTAAGTGAAGAATTTGATTATAGCCGCCGCATTAATGACCATTCCATTCACCAGCGCATTGGCAGAAACCCAATATGGTGCTTGGTTTAAGCCAGACAAGGAAGATAACAGGAACGAATACTCTTCCTATAATACGACGATCAGCAACAGCAAGGATGAGACAATCGGCTTGATGAGAGTGGTTTGCGGGATAAATCCGGCCACGAAGAAGAAGCAGGTATCAGCCTATATGATGCGGTCTGATGGCGTTAATCGCTCTGCATATCCCACATACACAATCAGGACGAACAATCACACCGATTGGCTCAGCGGCGTCAACTTCGATGCTGGTAGATACTGGATCACCTATGACCTGAAACGCAATACCGACATCAATGGTGATGGCTACGCTACCAGAAGCGATAAGCTGCTGTCTGCCCTATATGCGGACGGTGACAAGCTGACTATCGAAGAGGAAAATACCGGCGCTGCATATGTGGACAAGGATGGTGCAAAGGCATCAATCGAAGCAGCTTACAAGGATTGTGGAGAGGACATAAAGACCTTAGCCGCCTTCTGATCCAAAAACACTCCACTGGATAAATATCAAGACTAAGCCAGTAGGAGAACTAAGTTGAATGGCCAGAGTGAAGAACAATAAGGCAGCAATCACCGCTGCTGGCGCAAAGGCGTTAAGGCAGGAGTTGGTTAAGACAGCCAATCCCGTAGGTAGACCAAGCGTGAGATCGCCAGAGGTTGAATCGGAGATATTCAGACGCCTGACTGATGGTGAGGACTTGGTGACGATATGTCAGGATGCCCACATGCCCGGTCGTTCAACAGTCTGCGCTTGGATGGAGAATGATCCCGCCTTTCGTGCCAAGATCAAAGATGCATTCAAGCTGCAAGTTGTTTTCATGATCGGTATGGGTTGGGACATTCTACGTGGCGGTCAGTATTCAACTGGTAACGTAGAACGAGACAAAGCACAGGTTGGCTATCTCAGATTCCTATTGGGTAAGTTCGACAGAGATTGGTTTGGAGAACAGATCAAAGTGGAACAGGAAATTAAGTCCGTCATCATTAATCAGCCAGAGGAAATCAACCAGATCATCATTGATTCCAACGGTAAAATGCGTTTCTGAGCAATCTGAGCGATTTCAGGCAACCAAGGCCCATGTAGTATAGCTGAGTGCGAAAATCGCTGAAATCAGGGCTTTCAAACCCGCAGAAAAGGGTGGGTTTTGAAGCACTGAAATCACAATTTCCCTGAAATCGAGCTTTTTTTCAGGGCTTTTTCCGAGCTACTGGCCACGCTTTTCTCAGTGCAGCCTCAACCAGTAAATTGGCAGGCAATTGGCGTTTCTCTGGGTGCTCTCTCAAGAGGTTCATAACCACGTCTTTGACCTGACCTGCCTCTACTCCTGTGGGAATGGCGTAGGTTTGATAAATCTCGCCCCGGTCAGTAACGCCAATGATGAAACCCAAGCAGTAGTTTTGGTCGGCTACGTCTTCACTGTTGCATTGTTCGTAGAGATAGTTTCCTGAGACATAGGAAGCATGAGCAGGAACGCTCACAGTTAAACCAATGACTGCCAAGGCAATAAGTCGCTTCATTCCTTCCCCCTCGATTCCAACAACCTATAAACGGACTGCCTATGGCATCCAAGCGTCTTGGCGATAGCAGACGGCCCCATGCCCTCAGATGCCATCTGTCGCACCCGGTCAGCGTCAATGACGGCTTTCCTGCCCTTGTAGACGCCCTTAGCTTTAGCCTGCGCGATGCCCTCTCTCTGACGCTCTCTACGCAAATCGTTCTCAAACTCTGCCACCGCACCAAGAATGGCCAGCGTCAGCTTGCCCGTCGATGATCCCGTGTCGATCGATTGATGGACGCATTGGAAGCCGACGCCCTTATCAGCCAGCGTTTGGAGAAGCTGGAACAGGTCAGCCAAGGAGCGGGCAAAGCGATCCAGTCTGGAGACGATCACCGTGTCGCCTTCACGGACGAACGCCAGCAACTCAGTCAGGCCAGGTCGATTTGTGTTCGTGCCTGTGGCCTTGTCCTCAAAGATGCGTTCGCATCGCTGAGCAGCCAGTTCGCCTGTCTGGACGGTTAGGCTTTGGTCAGTGGTGGAAACTCTCGCATATCCAACGCGCATGATGGCCCCTGTCATTTACGGGTCTGGAGCCATCGGCCTGTTGTCACTTTGAGTGGAAGTCGATTGGAAATGTGACAGGGATTGGCCTGTGGGTGGCTGTAGGGAACGGGTTTGCCCCAATGTGGCAATGTGCGCGTGGCTGACGGACCCCAATGCCAGCTACCCTTTTTATGACGGCCATTCAGGCGAATGGAACCTGCCGCAAACTGCTAACCCAGCGTCCACCAGAAGGGGGTTCCAAAGGACACTCACACGCAGGGCCAGTATGGCAGGGAATTGGAGGGGTATATATACCCTTTTCTGGTCTGGGCTGACTGGTCCATGACCGATTTTTTCGTGACCAAGAATCCAGCTTTGGCGCACGGCGCATCTGCCATTATGAATTCACCATGGCAAAGCATCAGCATTATGTTCCGCGTCTCCTTTTGCGAGGCTTTCTAAGCCAAATTGGTAATGAGGCCGCTAAGAAGCAAGTTAGAGTTTTTGACCTCACTAAGCCAGAGAGGGGTGGGTTTGTCGTCCCGATAGACAACATCATGGGAGAAGGTAGGTTTAACGACTGGCGCATTGATGATGAAACGGTAGCCAGCATCGATCCCATGGCTGACTATATTGAAAATGATATAGCTCATATAATTCATAGAATTAGAGATGAAAAAAGAATTGAACAAACAGATGAAGTGATTGCTGATCTATCTGTGTTTTTAGCGTTTCAGTTCATTCGTACCAAAAAGATGCGTATGATGTATGAGCGTATGAACAGTCAGATCAAAGATCATGTAGCGAAATTCGGTTTTGATACATCACGAATCAAAGGATTGGAAGATTGGGATGAAAATAAACTGAAGGCCCAACACGCCAAGCATCAAATATCCGGCTTACAGAAGTATGCTGAAATTATGTCCCAGAAGGTGTATTTTGCTATGACCGCACCAGAAGGTTCGAGCTTCTATCTAAGCGATCATCCCGTTGCACTTCATAGCGATCAAGAACGTCAGGGGATTATGCGTGGTTTGGGAATTGGGGTGCCATATATCCAGATTTACCTACCACTATCAGCCGAAGTGATGCTTTGCGCGTATGATCCCGCCGTTTTAGGCGATTTGATGCGTGGGCGCGACGAAGAAATGAACAAGGGAAGGTCGAAGGCGCTTAAAGCTCTGATGGACGGCAAGATCACCTCAACGCAGATGCGACAGTTCGTGGAAATGGAAAAGGAGTATGACATTGTCACGCCCCTGATCGATGCCATTCGTGCAGGCGGGCCTGTGGCAGTCGAGAAAGAGCAAGTCGATACCTATAACTCGCTACAAGTATTCCACGCGCACCGTTTCGTCGTTGATCCACGCGGAGAATTTGACATTGTCCCGGGAATACTGGCTGAGCGCACAGAAGCTGCTTCCCGTCACCGTTAAATCCATCCGTTCAGTTCAAAACGGCAAGTCAGCTTAGTAAAACGTATGCTGCATAGTCAGCATCGTCCATGAAGCTGATCTTATAATGACCTAATGCGGGAGCGATACGCATGTTGGAGTCATACTGTCCTTGATACATGATTTTCCCATGCACATCGAATAAACGTATATAGCCAGATGGCGTCCAACCAGTCTCCCGCTTAACGTATAGATAGTTGCCAATCGGTATCATAGAAGCCCCATCCTAATCGCCGTTGCATCTGCCTCACTCGTAGTGAAGATCGTGAAGCCATCATCGCCAAAACCGACATGAGATGGCTTCACTCCCAGCTTTTCCTGTATCAGCTTAGATAGCCATTCGTCGGGGTTCGCTACCATCGCAATTCCGAGATTTGATGAGCGATATTCCTTCATCAAATCCATCCACTTATCCATTGAGATTTTCACGTAATCTGGATCAATCATTTCAGTTTCCTTTCACTTGAGTAGCAATGCAGTGGTTTTGTCCTCGACTGATTCAAATACAATCATGCTGCTGAGCACATCAAAGGAATAGCGGATTGAATGAGCATCAAGAGCCGCTTCCCATTCCTTAATGGATTCCTCATCATGAGGAAGTAGCACTGACCTGCTCTTTTTCTCACGTATTCTCTCCATCAGCGCATATATGTGATCGTCATTGTGTGCCATATTTTCCATTCCTCATTTCCTTACAAATATTCTTTAAGTTGTTGATGTGATCCCTACCACCAACACGACAGTTTAATGCGGAAGTTAAGGCTTGTTCTATTTCATCTGGTGTGTAGCAATTCCTGTATAGTTTCATTGCCTTTATATAGACGCCGTCATTTGCGCCTCCTTTAGGCAACGCAATCAATTCAGCACCAACACTTTCCAAAGTGATGTTTGAATTAAATCCTTTGTTTCTCTTATCCACATATATCGGCTCTTTAGGCGCTAACGGCTTCTTCCAATACTTCGTTGGTGTTGCTTTCAAGACCGCCAATACGTCCAGCACTTCACCATCTATGTTGTAGAAGAACGAATCGCCCCGTTTGGCTTGGCGCGGCGCTGAAATGAGAGCTTCTGGACGGCAGGCGTTCTTGTCGAAGCCGCTATCCTTATCGAGCTTGATCCCTGCATCCTCCATCGCTTTGATGAGGTGATCTTTGACGACCCAAAAAGTCTCATTGTCTGAGTGATCGCCACCCTTCGTATTGTCTCCACTGGCGAGCATGGGGTGACTGGTAGGAATGTAGACGTGGAATTTCTGGTTGCCATCATCATTCAGACCGCTTGGGCTGTTGCAAATCATCATCCGCAGTTGCGGAAAGCAGTTGATGATATCCTCTGGCGTGATTGAAACGCCGCTGCCGCGACGGCCATCAAAGTCGAACCAAATGCCGTATGTGCTGACGACATTTGCCCTGCCGCGAACCGTGCTTGCGCCTTCGACGCTCTGGAATGTGCTTGGGATGAAATAGACCAGAGGATTTTTGCTGTTGTGATCTTCAACATAAAATTCATCAGCACATCGTTGAATGAATGTGTCGTGATCACCATAAGGGAACGGAAGAAGATTCGTTCCCTTCTTCTCTTTAGCCATTGTAATTTGTCGTGTATCGTCTTCAGTATGGAATTGTAGCTTGGTCTGCTTGTTGATGAGCTTGGCCTTTTTACGGCCAGCCTCATTGCGCTGAGTTTCGTTGTCCCAGATTTTGTGGTTGCGAGGTTTGTTGACTTTAACCGTCGTTGCTGGCGTGCGAGTGGTTGTTAACTCAACGTCAGCGATTGCAGACGCTTTGGCTTTTGCGCCGATGAACTGAGTTTGCAGGAAATCAGCAGCGCGCTTGTCTGGCACCACCATCACGGTTGGGCGCTTATCATTTGGATTGCGGATGTTGATGCGACACATCGTTTGATAAAGCGCCATTTCATACATATCAGCGGTCAAATCGTCAGCATCCAGGCCGGTGACAGTCTCGACAAAGCTGAGCAGGAATGGGCTTGGATTCAGCGCGGAGAGGAAGATAGCAGCGGTGCGGTCTTGGAAGCTGTTAAGTCCGTGGCTGAGTGAACTGACCTTTGTGCCGTCTGGCATAACGTCCATAAGTGCGGAGGTGTGGCTGTTGTTCACGGTCTTAATGAAGTCGTGTCCGCTAACAATGTGCTCAGCCTCCGCTAACGCCCTCGTAAAAACATCATATTCCGATTGACCGGGCCATTTCTTATTTGACTTCGCTTTTGACCATTTATCGATGAACAAGTAGTGCAGTGTCGTTCTTGAACCATCATGGCTGGAATAACGGAGGTTCTTGTTGATCCATTCGTTCACGGACCATTCGACACCAAGCGATTTCCATATCTTGAACATCAAGGTGCGTTCAAAAAGGGCTGACATTGCAGTGACAGAACGGAATGGATCAAATACACTTGGCTTGAGCAAGCTAAATGCTGGTAAGTCGATTTTGCTTTCGCCTTTTATTAGCTTAAACCACTCAGCAGCATGAACCCACAGGTCATAATTAGGACTGTAAAACTGATCTAAGAATGGCTTGAAGTTCGCGTAGTTGGAATCGAATGTCTTGTTTTCCCATATCTCCTTAACTGCCTTGTCGTGTCCGTCTTTGATCTTCAATTGACACCAAGTGCCAGTGCCTTTGCCAAACTCAAAATGGTCAGTGAGCAGGGTAAAGGTCTTGGAAAAGTTCTTGTCTTGACCTTGGATCACATTCAGCGTCTCATCGATATATATGTCCCATATATTGAGCGCCTTGGATGTTTCGTTGTGAATGGTGATGCGCTGCAATGCGGCGTGGGTAATGATGAGGACTTCACCCTGTGCCCATGTGTAGTTCTTGAGGTAGGCAGTTAGCTCACCAGTGACAGTGTTGTGATTGAAAAGGTTTTCGTCAGTTATCTGCTTGATACGGAACTTGTTTGCATCCAAGCCCAATGCGGCTGCTTTGAGGTTCAGGTCCAAGTATGTCTGATTGACAAGGACTTTGGTTGGTTGCGCGATGATCGTCTTGAAACCACGTTCTGCGCTCTTGAGTGCCTGATAGATTGTTGCGGTCGTTTTCCCAGCCCCGCAAGCTGCTGATACGTATTGATAGTTAGCTTGTGTCATTTCATCTCCCTTTTTAGAAAAAACCCGCTGAGCGGATTCTGGAACACTCAGCGGGTCAGGTTTTTTCATCGAAAGGAATGAAGCAAGTTCTGAAATCCACTGTTTGAAGTAACAGTATCTTCCAGAATCTGTTGCTTCGTGTTATTTATACAAAATAACAAGACCGGCGCTGATATGTCGATATTTTAATTAAGAAAAAGCGACTGAATATACTTCAATCGCTTCGCTCTTTATGGCTTAAAAAGTGCTACGACTTTCTTGGTATATATAGCTTTAAGTAGGAAGAAACCCGTAGCAGTTTTTGTCTTGATGTGTTCGCAACAGATCGACCGAAGCGAAGCGAAGTGTCTGGAGGTATCTTTAACCGCATTTTTTTGGGTTCATTAGTAGTGACGGCATCAAACCTGACTGGTAGATGGTTTCAGGGCAATACGGCTTTATATTGACTGTAATGTTCATTTACTTAGCTGCCGAAGCGTGAATGCAGTGAAAATCGCCAAGCATGAATTCACGCTTTGCGGACCACCATTGGTATAAGTGGCTCTCAAGCTCGCGATTGACGCCGATTGATGGAGTGCAAACGGCGAACATCACTCGCCCTTGCTCGATCTTCAGCCAGTCAAATGTCTTTTGACGCCACTGCTCAGCCTTGCTGAATACCCAATGGTCGTTTATCCAACTGACTTTGGTGAGCTGTTGCTTGGTCAGGACTTTACTGAAATTGATAACCTGCAACGTGACTTTGCGGCCGCTCAGTTCACAGCAAAGTATAAAGGCTGGCTTTGCCCTGAGGGGGTATCCCCAGTCACGGCTACTTGTTTCGGCGGTATGGCGTAGGCGAAGTATTTCCTGCTTTTCAAAACTCATTGATAAACCTCATCACTAATGGTGGCGAAAGAAGACCCACCGCCACACGAAGTGACGATGGGTCTATTTTGCTTGGTTGAGCATGATGCTCTCCCACGCTGTAGGTGCTGCCAGACTAACGCGCTGGCATTTGGCGTTTAGATCGCGTCAGGAGTGGCAAAGCCTCCCAACGCCCGCGTGCCCTGCTGCTTGATGTTCAAAGAACGGAAGAACTCCTCCTGATGCTTGCGGATTTCCGCTGGATCAGCACCATTGGCGATAGCCTGAGCGGCCATGTTGGTGAGGTCAATTACAACTGAATCAGCCGCAGGTTGTGCCGCATCCAATTCGTCCTGACGCGCCTTGTCTGCTTCCTTGTCTTTCTCAACCAATGGTTTGCCCAGCTTGATTGCCTGACTGGTGTAAGCAGTTTCCGCCATGGGCTTGTCCCGATCATCGGTAAGCACGATCACCAAGCTTTTGCCTTCCTGCTTGATGATGGCGCGAGCGTAGGTGAAATCCTGCGGGAACGTGGGCGGCGTTTCGATCTCAAACACGTTCCAGTTGAGGCGATGTTCTGCGCGCTCCACATAGTCCTGTTCACGCTGGATAGCCTCTGCGCTCTTGGGCTTTGGCTGGACACCTGCACGAGCTTCCGCACGGCTTGCAGCTTCGATCCCTGCAAGACGAGCGCCGTGGGGAGTGACCTTGTACGTCTCGATATAAGCAGGCAAGTCCTCAGGCGTGATACCGTGATTGTGGAGATAGCGGAAAACCGGCGCATACTTTTCAGAAGAGCGGTTGGGCCGCCATTCCTGATAGACCGTCTTTTCCTGCTCAGGCACCTCAAGCACGGGTGCAAGCTCACCAAGATCAAAGTGCCGCTTGACTTCGCCGCGCTTGGCCTGCGTAAGAGCGCCGATTTTTTTGCCATATGCCTGCGCTTCAATTTCCGTCATGGCCTTGGTGGAAAACCAAGTGCCGTAGAGCAACTTGACGATGTAGACCCACGGGCTGATTTCAGGCTGGATAGTCCGCGCATCTTCGTCGGGATTAGCAGCGTTCCAGTTTCGGTTGATTTGGTTCTGCTCGACTACATTAAGAGCAGCGTGGGCAGCACCGATGGAGTGGCGTGAAGAAAGCTGGCGAAGCGTCTTGAACCTGCTTTCGCTGATAAGCTGAAGGCCAATACGGTAAGCATCAGCCAACTGGCCATAGAGGATCGCATGGCCAGCGACTTCGTGCTTGACGAGGTGCTTTTGGTCCTGCGCGATCTTGCCGCGAAAAGCTTCCAGAAGCTTCATCCAGCTATCAGTTTCGTCGCTGCTAAAGGCATCTTCAATCAGCGACGACATAGCGACTATCTTGACCTTACTTTTGTTGGCGGACTTTGTATTTGCGTTTTCCATAGATGCATTCTCCTTGTTGATGGTAGTTTCGTTTTCATATTTGAGCATATTAATTCACCTCATTGTTTTGGCGGCCATGAAGAAACCCGCACTGTGCGCGGCAGCCAAACGCACAGTGGGGCAGTTTCAAAAGCGCGGTTTTGCGCTGTTGAATTGGTTTTGGGGCTAACAATGTCAAAGAGCAGACGAGGCGCTGTTGGACAGTGCTGCGTCGTTGAAGCCTTGATACAGTAGGGTTGGCCTGATACGGAAGTTGGCATGGAAAAATCTGATACCAAGCCAACCATATTCAGGCGCAACAGCGTCGTTGAGCAGGACGGCAGAAAACTAAGTCTCAGGGCGATTGGACTGACGCGCCATTGGTATGACGCCCTACGGCTAAGCCCCAGCTATGAACTGGCTCGTCAGCACAATGCTGGCACGTTGCCCGCTGACGCGATCCTGCCTGCTGATTTCGCCACAGTGCTGGCCGTGTTTAATGACCTTGGCGATGTGACGTTGGACATTGACGAGTGGGTGGACAAATACGCCTTCAAAGCCTTTGGGCGAGGCGGTGAGAAGCCAAGCGTCAGCAGCTTGGGCGTCATCCGTTATGGTGATGAGCAGGCAACGAACCGCTTGGACGACTTCACAGCTTCAACGTGGATCGCTCAGGGAGAGAGAAGCACTCTCATCGCGGCCATTCCGCTTGGCATGGCTAAGGCCCAGATTCTTAATCAGGTCGCCGCGCTGTTGGATGAGGTGCAGCCAACGGATCGCGATACGTCGCCTGTCTCCCCAAAATACAAGGTGACAGCTTCGCCACGCCTGTTGGTAAGCGCCCGCAAATATCTGCGCTGCTTGGAGATACGTAAACGCAACCCAGCGATGCCGCTTTGGCAGGTAGGTATAAAGGCACGGCTTAGCCGTCAGTATAATGCACTGATGGGGAAGTCTGCTGACGGACGAGGCACGCTCGTTGAGCGGCAGAACTTAAAGGAAATGACCAGCCGTGCGGTTAGTCGTGGCCACATGGTTGCAGAGAACGCCGCAAGGGGCATATTCCCCAGCTACACGAAATGCGAACACGCGCTCCCGATTGTTTTGGCTAATCGAGCAGTTTGAAAAAGTCGTCCATCGTCATCACTACGAGTGGCGGTTTGCGGTCGGCTTTGATGCCCGCTGGCGACCTCCTATGTCAGCGGGCATCACTATTAGTGACGATATTAGGCTTGGATGCTGCCTGTTGCCCGTGCCTCTGCTGCATACGCTGACAGGGGCTTAGAACCCACGAAACACAAATCCTGCTCTATGCGGACATGACCACCCAGCAGACGGATTTCAGCCAGTTCGTTCAGGTCGATATATCCAAGCTCAGGGCTTCCAAATCCCAAGTCCGCTAAGCCAAAGGCAACGCCGTCCTCGTCCACCTCCGTCAATAGCCAGGTTGCGGCCCCCACGGGGTTAAACAGCTTCACAACCGGCGTGTGGTCGATTTCCTCCCCTGTGCCTTTGACGGGCTGTTGGGCATCCCAATTTGCTCTCAGGGCCAGCAAGTCATGCACCCTGAGCATATTGCGCCAATCCATATTACACCTCCTTCGCATTGAGGCTGGCAATGGCGGCATCGCAATCGCTCTTGCGGGCTGACTTGACTGTGATGACTTTGAGGTTCTTCCTCTTGATCCCGTTGCTTACATAATCGTCACGCTCAGCGTTGACGGTTTCCTTGTCTTTGTCTCCAAACTGGACGGTCCATCCAAAGCGTTCGGTCTTCTCAGCGAGTATGTAGTAAGACATTCTGTTGGCTCCTTTGTTTGTGGCCAACAGACTGATTTAACGCCATGAATCATTCGGTCGATATAAACCAGAAACACTGCGGGGAATAAATATCGAAAAGCCAAGCGGGAGCCTTTCGATACACAATGACCAATTCCAACGATCCTATATTAGAGATAGCCAAAACGGTTTCCGCCATTGATGAGCGAACGAAGCACATGCAAAGCAGCATTGATAAGATAGAGAACGATTACAAGACCCGTATTGACCGAGTTGAAGAACGCCTAACAGACATGGAGACATGGAAAAGCAAGGTAGCGGGCATAGCCGTTGCAGCCGCGCTTGTGGTATCAGTCATATGGTCCGTTGGTGGCGATTATGTCAAAGGCCAGATATTTCCATCAAAGGCAGAAGCACATACGATAGAAACAAAATAAAAGCACTTTCTGGATCGACTTCGAATGTCTCCTTGTTAGTCCGAAATAGCAACAACAAGGAGTAACTGATATGGCCAATATGTCCTACTGCAAATGGGAAAACACCTCCAACGATATGGCGCAGTGTGTCGCAAGCGCAGAAGAGGATTTTGAGGCATTTGACGAACTAAGCGAATATGAGCAGCGCGGATTGATAAACTGCCTTCGCAACGCATATAGCTTGCTTGAAGGTGCACCGCCTGAACTACTGCAAAGAGCAGATATAAATCTCGAAAACCTATAAAATAAAGGAAGCGTCTTAGGAAACTAAGTCGCTTTCGTTCTGATTACATATCGACTGAAAGAGCGAAGGCAATAGTCGAATAGCTACCACAACGAAGGTAGCAGACGATGACCCAGCTTATTGAAGATGTAACTGAATACCTTGATCTTGATCCGAGGTATTGGAACAAAGACGATGGCGAGTTTGAATATGAAGGTGAGACGGTTTTTTACCGCCGCTTACCAGACAGCATACTGCTTTTCGTCAATGGCGTCACCTATGAGGCTCCGCGAAACTAAGCTGCTTCCGCATCTTTCTGGAAGGCGTTTTCAATCACAAGGCCGTTCAACAACAAAGCCGCATTAGCTTGTTCCAAGGCAAACTCTCTAAGGTCTGTAGGGACTGATAACCCGCGTTGCTTCGCTGCATCCCACATAGATTGCAGGGTCTTCTCAACAATCTCGCGTTTATCGCCATTCACGACAAGGATGTTGATGAGCGGCAATCCGCGATCAAAGCACCATACACCTAATGCTTCCAAGCTGTTGAGCATGGGCCGCACCCAATACTGACCAGCAGGGATCGGACCTTCGTTGAACGCCAACCAAAGATCGCCGTAACTGACTCGCTTATCGTCAGAATCATGGCTCATGGTCAGGATTTTCCCGGCCAGTTCCAGCAGCGGATATGAAGGCACCTTCATGCGCTGTAATGCCAGCACCAACTCAGCACGAGGCCACTTACCGCCCTCAGTGACGCCAGCTTTATCGTAGTTGGCGATCATCTGTTTGATTTGCTGCTCAGTTAGGTTGATTTCAGGCATCGCATTGGAATCCATTTGAACGCTGGCATGGTCAAAAACCGTTGTTTGCCAGCATTTTGGAAATGAACGGTAAAAGCAAACTGCAATGTCAGCCTAATTGCTTATTGAACCGTCATCCTTGCAGCAGGGAACGGCTGCGCCATAGCGCAAGCGCCTGCAAAATCAGTCGCCAGCCATTCGTCATACTGATCTGGATTAAGAATGACGGGCATCGCCTTGGGATGCAGAGGCGCGACAAGCTCGTTTGGTTCGCATGTCAGAAACGCATAGACAGGGCCGTGTTCGCTCGGCCGCCAAATGCCCGCGAACGCGGCGATAGGCTGATCCACGACATTGAACCACCACTCCTCACGCCCTTGCCCTAATTTCGGCTCTGCGAAGGTCGAGAACGGCACAAGGCAACGCTGAGCAGGTTTGGCCAGCATGGACTTCCAGAAGCTGCTGGTGAGGTTCCTGACGTTGGTGACGCGCTTCTCCAGCATCTTACCGCTGGCGCCCCTGACTTGGCAGGGAACGCCCCAAGCCATCACATCGCTGCGGACAACCCCATCATCACGACGCACAATCATTCCCGCCCGCTTGGGATAAACATCGCTGGCGAATTCCGCGTTCGGCTGGCGAATTTCGTAACCAGCATATTCCCGCCAAAGGGGTATCTGGTCTGGATTGTTGCGGTAGTGATTGCACATGCCTATCCCTCGAAACGCACAACCCTTGACGGTTCGCCCGCCAGGATTGGCCAATTCCATGAGCGGCTATGGCCGTCATGGGTGATAAGATAGGGCACACCGGGAAATATGGCCGATACAGTATCGCTCGTATGGCGGGGCACCTCTCGCTCTTGCTTGTTCCGGCCTTTGCCGACCGTAACAACTGCAACGCCTCGAAGCTGCTCACCTACGGTTGCCGTCCACACCACTCCGTCATGCCGCCAAGTCATCGAATAGATGCGGTCAGCAGGATCGCGCACCGTAGCGTTAACCGTTTTCGCCAGCCTTTGATATTCTTCTTCCTGTTGTTCAGGCTCGACCGATGGCACGAAAAAAGCTGGCACGTTTTCACCTCCCGCATTGACGGTGCAATCCTATCCTCCCTCACATTCATCGCAAGCCTCTTGCCATTTTGTGCTTGTTTTGTTCTCATTGGGCATACAGCGACTCGAAAGGAACAATGCGATGGACAGGCTTGAGGAAGCATTCAGTGCGCTTGTCGCCCACATCGATAAGCACGGACACAAGGGACCGCTTAACGGCTATGATGTGATCGCCGTCGAATTGGGGATGAACATGGAAGACCAGTCAGACGGGAGCGACATCGACCAATCATTTGAAATGGTTGATGATAGCGGCACAATCGGCCTCTCCTATTTCCTCGAACCCTCATTCTCGGACGATCAGCCAGTCAAGGAAAGCTATAGGCTGACCCTGACACGCACTGGGACGGCCAGCGTCGAACGGGCATGGGATTATGAGGACAGGAAGCTGATTGACCACAAGCCGATTCAGAAGGCTGCTTGA